AGCGGCGAAAAGACCAATGAGGTGCGAAAGACGCGCCCGAAGCTGGAAACGCCGTTTAAGTGCTATATCTACTGCACCAGCGGTAGACCTGACCTGAACATTCCTATTTCACCGGAACGTCTGATGCAGGACTACTTAGATACGGGGTCGATGAAATCACTGAACTGCCCACTTGGAAATGGTAAGGTAATCGGCGAGTTTGTGTGCGACCGCATTTATGAGTTGGAAACGCGCTCACCCGGCGGCAGTTACTATGTCAAAGGCGAGGATCAGCCGACGACAAACGATGTGGCGCGGCAATCCTGCCTTAGTCTAAGAGATATGCACGACTATCTGCACGCGCAAAAGGGCTACGGCTGGCATATCTCTAACCTGAAAATCTACGACACGCCGAAGAAACTGAGCGAGTTCAAGGGTCTATGTAAAGTCGAGTCGGATTGCTGTGCCTGTCCTTATTACAACTACAGCAAAATGGACTGTGACGGACGGACAATCAAGCGCCCGCCTCAGAGCTGGTGCTATGTGGAGGCGACGAAGGATGTATGACCTGAAACCTTGCCCGTTCTGCGGCGGAGAAGCAATACTTGAAACAGTAGATGGCAACAGCCCAGAAGAGTGCTATATATACTGTCCAGAGTGTGATTTTGAAAGTGGCGTATATAGCGAACCCAAATTTATCATCGAAAAGTGGAACAGGAGGTGCTGACAATGGATGAATACATTAAGCGCGCAGTGGCAGTTACCGTTTGTGATAAACAGTATAGAGAGTGTCTGCGGAAAAGTGATTTTTGTGGAGACACGGTAGCTTGGAATATCTGCGCCGATATAAAGGCGATTCCCGCCGCTGACGTTGCGCCGGTGGTGCATGGACAGTGGGTCTCTGTTGCAGGAAAACGCGACCGCATTTGCTCACGGTGTCTGCGCAACGAGCCTTACAAAAATGCTGATGATGATGCAGGGGTGTTTGAATTTTGCCCGCATTGTGGCACAAAGATGGACGGAGGTGACAGCAATGCGCTTAATCGACGCTGATACGACCGCCGCCTTCGCGGAAAATTGTGGGGCAACCTTTGTGGCGAAAAGACTGAGAGACAGCAATGCCTTTCCGGCGGTCGTGACGCGTTGCAAGGACTGCAAGTATGCATATATCAATAGCTTTGCGGTGTCATCAGGCGAGGCTCTTTGCACGTTAAGTGGGAAGCCGATGCAGCAAGACGACTTTTGCAGCTACGGCGAGCCGAAGGAGGAACCACATGCTGACGATCACGATTAAAGCCAACGTCCCCGCCGCTGACGCGCAGGGCATCAAGGAGCGCATCGCCATGGACATTGAGCGATACGGCGACGTAAAGGTCGTGAGCATCGTGAGCGACCGGGGACGGGAAGAACAACTACGAATGAAAGGAGCCAAATTATGAGCATCAATGTAAAGAAGTACACCAAAGACCAGATGGCGAAGATGGTGGAGGACGCGCAGGAGAAGACTGCGGCGCTTGAAGCAGAGATCATCGAGCTGAAAAACTGTATCGACGAGAAGAATGATCTGATTGCCGAATATGCGAATTTAAAGGCGGCGATGCAGCGAAAGAACGCCGCTCTGACTGAGCAGATCAGCCAGATGAACGGCGAGGCCATCAACCGTGAGAACGAAATCGCGAATCTGAAAGCGGACGCGGATGCGCTGCGAAATAAGCTCGCTGATACCGAGGCGGCGCTTGGGCGGGCGAACGATGAGTGCGCTTCTAAGCAAGAGGCCCTTAATGTAATGCGTAATAGACGATACAATGCCGAGCAGCGCGCAAATTACGCAGAAGCCCACCCGTGGCGAAACCTGTGGGCATGGGCCAAGAGAACGCTGAGCCGTGAGTAAGTGGGTCGTTATTACCCGTGGTGATGATGGTACGCCGTGGCCAGATTGGGCGTTTCGGTTCATGCGCCCAGCGTGCAAACTAAAAACAAGCACTGAGAGCAATTTTTGCCCTTACTGCGGAAAGGATATGCGCGATGAATCAAAAGGACATCGACCGGCAACTGCGAGCATTGGACGAGGCGAAAATCACGATTGAAGCGCTGTGGGCGAAGTTGAAGTCTCGTGACGATTTGGTTAATCAGCTGGAAACGGAAAACTACAGGTTGAGACGCAAGGCGGGTGAGGAATGAGCACGTTTCCTGACCGGCTGCGGAGATTGCGCGAGCGCCATCAGTTAAAACGCTGCGTGTTATCTGAGCTGTGCGGGCTGAACCGCAACACAATCAAGCGCTACGAGATGGGGACGCAGAAACCGTCAATGGACGCGCTGATAAGCATTGCTGACTATTTTGGCGTGTCTATTGATTATCTGCTCGGGCGGTCGGACTACCCAAAAAGTTTATAAAAATATTTTGCAAAACTCACTTATAAGTGAGTCAGGGCATTGCAATTATGGGAGAATTGAGCCGCAGAGGTGTAAAAGCCTTTGCGGTTCTCTCATTTATGGCGTTAAACCTCCTGCGCCATAGCGGGGCGCGGTGCTTTTCATCTTTTCACACCGCCCCCCGCGATATGCAGACATAGCTCAATTGGGAGAGCGGCGGCAATTAAGGCGGGATTGCTCGCGACGATGCAGGTTCAATCCCTGCTGTCTGCGCCAAAAGAGGAGAGCCGCTGCCCTGAGAGTGCGGCACGTTGTTGCCCTTCGGGGCGGGTAAAGTCTGCTATGTAAGGCCAAGGGGCGGGGGCTGGTAGCAAAATTGATTTGAGGTGGTGACAATGGCTGCGCGTCTGACAGACCGGCAGAAAAAGAAAATACTGGCGGACTATGTGCAGACGAACAACTATTGCGCCACAGCGAAAATCAACGGCGTTTCCGCAACGACGGTTAAGAACCTTGTGCGGGCGAATGCCGACATTGTGGAAAAGTGCGAGCAAAAAAAGGAAGAGAACACCGCCGATGTGATGGAATACATGAACGACCACAAAGACCTTGTGTGCTCGTTCATCGGCAAGGGGCTTGAAATGCTCAACGACCCGGAGAAACTGGCAGCGGCAAATCTCAGCCAAATCACAACGGCGATGGGAACGCTGATCGACAAGTGGGCGATGATCGGCGGCAGCCCTGCCGACACGGTGAAAGAAGACGCGCTCAGTCAGAGCCTAAAGGAAATGGCAAAGGAGCTTGAGAGCGATGAGTGAAAATTACAAAGTTTATATGCATCGCTTTCCGAATGGGAAAGTATACATAGGGATTACCTGCCAAAAGCCAGAATACAGATGGAACAAAGGAAAACACTATCGAAAGCAACCGCTTATTTTTAATGCGATTATGAAATATGGATGGGATAACATCGAACATATTATTTTGTTCGATGGATTGAGTAAAGAAGACGCAGAAACAAAAGAAGTTGAACTGATTTCCTTATATGATTCCACAAATAGGGAGAAAGGGTACAACATAGAAAACGGCGGGAATAGTACAGGAAAACATTCCGAAGAAACAAAAAAGAAAATGTCCGCTGGCATAAAAAATGCCTATAAAAATACAGAATACAAAGAAAAGAAAATAGCAGAGGCTAAAAAGTCTTATGCAAAGCCAGAATATAAAAAGCAACTCTCGGAACGAACAAAAAGGCTTTGGCAATCCAAAGAATACAGAACAAAAATGATTTCCGTACATAGAGGGAAAACCGTTTCAGCCGAGGCAAGAAAAAAAGTATCCGACGCCCGCAAGGGACGATTTATGGGCGGAGACAACGTAAATGCGAGAGCTGTCGAACAATATACAAAAGACGGTGTATTTGTTGCTTGTTGGGATTCTGCAATGAGTGCTTCAAGGGCGACAGGAGCGAATAACGCAAAGATTTGTGAATGTTGCAAGGGTAAGCGTCAGTCTGCTGGAGGGTATAGGTGGGAATATGCCGCTGTCTAACCGACAAGCAAAAATCCTTGCTTTCCCCTATTCCAAGTATGACGCGCTGATCTGTGACGGGGCCGTGCGTTCCGGCAAGACCTCCATCATGATGTGGGCGTTCGTCCGCTGGGCGATGGAGAATTTCAGCGGTCAGCGTTTCGGCGTGTGTGGCCGCACGGTGGATAGCTGCACCAAAAACATCATCGTGCCGTTCACAGCGATGAGCCTTGCGAAGGAGCGCTATATCATTCGCTGGCGGCGCGGCGACAAGGTGATGGAAGTGCGGCGCGGCGCCGTGACGAATTACTTTGAGGTGTTCGGCGGAAAGGACGAGGCCAGCTATACGCTGATCCAAGGCCGCACGCTGGCGGGTGTGCTGCTGGACGAGGTGGTGTTGATGCCGCGCTCGTTCGTGGAACAGGCATTGACCCGCTGCTCCGTAGACGGTGCAAAGCTGTGGTTTTCCTGCAACCCGGGAAGTCCGCAGCACTGGTTTTATACAGAGTGGATACAGCGGAACAAGGAGCGGAACGCGCTGTATCTGCATTTTGAAATGACGGACAACCCCGGCTTGTCTCAAAAGACGCTGGAACGCTATCAGGCAATGTTTTCCGGCGTGTTCTACGACCGATACATTCGCGGCCTGTGGGTAGTGGCCGAGGGGCTGGTATATCCGATGTTTGCCAAAGAAGTAAACGTCACGAACGAAACGGGCGGCGCGGGAAAGTATTATATTTCCTGCGACTACGGCACGCAAAATCCTACCGTCTTTTGTTTGTGGCGCATGGATAAAGGCCGCGCTGTAATGGAGAAAGAATACTATCACAGCGGGCGAGCCACCAATCGGCAGAAGACAGACGAGGAATATTATCAAGATTTGGAACGGTTTGCAGACGGATATAATGTTGAGCGAATCGTCATTGACCCCAGCGCCGCGTCATTTTCGGAGTGCATCCGTAGACATGGGAAGTTTGCTGTTTGGAAAGCAAATAACGATGTTCTTGATGGGATCCGTTTAACGGCTGCGTGTATCAAATCGGGGCGAATCAAATTTCATGAAAGCTGCACGCACGCTTTTGATGAGTTTGGGCTTTATAGCTGGGATAAGGACGCGGCAGAAGATAAAGTCATTAAAGAGAATGATCACGTCCTCGACGCTGTTAGGTATTTTGTTATGACGGTTCTGCGCCGAGAAATTGCAGTTGAAAATCCTATGTATGCAAGCAGCTCCGTAAAGTTGAGGAGATAAAAATATGGGCTTAGTGAATGGCATTGTAAATACAGTAAAACGATTTTTCTTTCCGCAGGCGGTCGCCGAGCGGGAATTTGGCGCATCTCCCGCCGTAAGCCTTACGATGGAACAGCATATCGGTTTGTGGTATGCGATGATGGTCAATACCCCACCGTGGCAAAACTGTGATGTGAAAGCGGTAGGCCTGCCCGCTGCGATTTGCCGAGAAGTGGCAAGGCCGACGCTGGTTGAATTTACAGCAAACATCACCGGCAGCAAGCGCGCAGATTACCTGAACGAAAATTTTCAGACAGCAAAAGAAAACTTTAATCGGGCATTAGAACTCGGCCTTGCGCTTGGTGGTGTGGCGTTGAAGCCGTATATTTACGGTGACAATATGCTTGTAGATGTTACCGGCGCTGCGGGCTTTCAGCCGACAAAGTTTGACCCGTCCGGTCGCTGCATTGGCGGCGTTTTTAAGGATAAGCCGGTTAAAGTAAACGGAACGTACTATGTAAGGCTCGAATCACACGAGTTAAACAGTAAGACCTATACCATCAAAAACAAGGCATATTACAGTGATTCCGCTGGATCCGTTGGCGCTGACGCGCAACTCACAACTATTCCGGAGTGGGCGGATATTGAACCGGAAGTGGCCATCGAGAATGTAGACGGACCATTGTTTGCTTATTTTAAGCCGCCTATTGCCAACACTGCAGATAGTAACAGCATGTGCGGTATGTCCATTTATGGCGATGCGGCGACGGTCGAGCTTATCAAGCAAGCGGATGAGCAGTGGGAGCGTCTGCGCTGGGAATATAAGTCGAGCGAGCGTAAGGTGTTGATGGACGGAACATCCAGCACGGCGGATATGTTCAACAAGCGCCTGTTTGAAATCGGCCCGTTCTCTCCGAATGGAGATTTTTTCCAGCACATCGAGCCGCAGATTAGGGATGATGCGATTTATCGCGGGTTTCAGAATACTCTTCGGCGTGTTGAATTTAATATTGGCCTTTCTTATGGAGATATTTCCGACCCGCAAACGATTGAAAAAACCGCGACTGAGATTCGAAGCAGCAAGCAGCGCAAGTATGTGCTGGTTAGCAGTATCCAGGCGGCGCTTGCACATACATTCGATTCCCTGATTTACGCAATGGACGTGTATGCTTCGTTGTACGGGTTGGCACCTGCTGGAGATTATGAGGCCACTTACGATTGGGGTGACAGCATCCTTGACGATCAGGAGACCAAAGACAAGGAATTTTCCCGAGATTTGCAACTCACAAGCGCCGGAGTGATGAACCCGTGGGAACTTCGAGCGAAATACTTTAACGAAGATGAAGATACTGCGAAAGCTGCGCTACCAACGGCGCAGGACATGGTAACTGAACAGCAACAGGAGGTAGAGTAATGGGCGGCAGAGGTGGAGCTGGTGGCGGCATTGGAGCCGGAGAATCTGGGCGTGGGCGCGGTATGAGCCTTGCTCGGTTTTTGTCACAGCAGGATATTAACCGAGCAAACGCCGCGTCTGTCACTGATATGGGCGATATTATCAGACGCACATTTGAGCGCAACGCTGCTGAAATCAATGGGCTTGAGCTGTCGGACGCTGAAAAGAAGAACGCAGTAAGGCAGATGGCAACTCTCGCAACAACGGCGCTCAAAACGGCGGCAGGAGCAGTCAATCCTTATGCAAGCGGGCCTGCGCGCCTGACAACGGCGCAGAAAACAGGAAGCGCAGCAGACAGAGCGGCAAGAGCGCGCGGTGAAATGGATAGCTACATGCGGAAATTGCGTGACCAGTCCAGTAAAAACCGCAAAGCAGCAGAAAACAAGGCGTTTTCCAATGCCTTTGTAACAGCGCAAAAGTCCGGCGCGTTGGAAGTTACGGTAAACGGCAAGAAATACCGCAGAGCTAACAAGCGCAGCGGTACATGGCGTCCGGTATGATTAACTTTGAAAATCTCGACAAGTTCACATTCCCCGGCGTGGGCAAGTACGATATTCCGCAGATTGAACCGGTCAAAGCGTATCCACAAGGGGAATTTGTTCCGGGGAACTATCTTCTTTCGGCAAAGAACCCAGAAGATAAAATCGTGCATTTCTTTATTGACGATTATCAATTTGTAAGGCACTGGAACACGCCGGTCAAGTACATTCCGAAACTGTCGCAGTTTGCGGCGGTGTGCGCGCCGGACTTCTCCACCTACACAGATATGCCGCTTGCGATGCAGATATACAACCACTACCGCAAGCACTGGCTGGCGGCATACTGGCAGCTCCACGGCATGACGGTTTATCCAACGATTTCATGGAGCGACGAGCAGAGCTATGATTGGTGCTTTGATGGCGAGCCTGCTGGCGGAATTGTTGCGGTTAGTTCGGTAGGCACACAGCAGAACAAGGAAAGCAAGCGGTTGTTCCTGCGCGGCTACGAAGAAATGATGAAACGGCTTTCGCCGGAATGGGTGATATTTTACGGAAAAGTGCCGGAAGAATGCGACTGGAATGTAATCCGCGTGAAGCCGCATTATGACGAGATTGTGAAACGGAGGAGAGCAAATGAAATATCCGTTTCAGCCGGAAGTCCTTGACGCGCTGCCGGAAGAACTTGCAGAACTGTTCCGGGCGCTTGAAATCACGCTGCTTGACGAGATATGCAGCCGATTGGGCTTCGCAGATCAGCTCAATGAAGTTACGGTGCAGGATATTCAAGCGCTGAGAATGCACGGCATTGACCTTAAAAGCATTGAAGAAGCGATTAGCAAAACAGCAGGGATTAGCAAACAAAAGCTAAATAGTTTGCTTAATGACGTTGTAGAGCGCAACCAGAAGTATTACACCGAAGTCATCGACCTTGCACATGTAACGCAGCCGGAAACGCTTGTAGACGCGGCTACAGTGGATGCAATTAAGCGGCAGGCCCATGATACATTCCGCAACCTAACCGCATCTATGGGCTTTCTGGTAGACGCTGGGCGGACGATGCTTTCACCTGCAAAAGCGTACCAATGGGCGCTGGATAACGCTACAATGCAAATCCAGAGCGGTGCAATCAACTATAATCAAGCTATCAAGACGGCGGTAAAGCAGCTTGCGGACAGCGGCTTGAAGGTCGTTGACTACGAAAGCGGCCATCGAGATCAAATCGATGTGGCGGTGCGCAGAGCCGTGATGACCGGCGTAAATCAAATTTGCGCTAAATATACGGAGCAGTCGGCGCAGTATCTCGAAACTCCGCATTTCGAGGTTTCCGCCCATGCTGGCGCGAGAGATAAGCCGGGGCCGTCACCGTGGTCGAGCCATAAGGATTGGCAAGGCAAGGTATACAGTATTCGCGCAGGTGACATCTACCCGAACATCTACGAGGTGTGCGGCCTTGGCGCTGTGGACGGGCTGGAGGGCGCAAACTGCCGCCATCGCCGCAACGTTTGGGTTGAGGGCGTAAGCGAACGCACATATACAGATGAGCAGCTTGAGCATATTGATGATGATCTCGGCTGCGAGTTTGACGGGAAGAAATACACCGCATACGAGGCGACGCAGATGCAACGGCGTGTTGAGCGCCAGATTATCAAGCAGGACAGGCTTGTAACAGCGTATAAGGCAAGCGAGCAAAAGGACGAATATTATGCCGCAGAAGCGAAACTTGTAAGACTGATCGCCAAATATAAGGCTTTTAGTGAAGCGGCGGGGTTGCCGCTGCAACGGGAAAGGACAAAAGTGCTATATGATCGATGAAAAACTCAAATTTGCCATTGAACGGGCGCTTGAATCTGGGGCGCGCGTGCAGCTAAAGCAAATGAAAGACGGAAGCGTAAAAGCGCAAATTATCGAAGCAAAAGAGCTAAAAAAGTGATATTCTTCTTCCCTTTCGCACGGTGATGTGGTAAAATAATCACAAATAAATAAGCACCCATAGTGCAATCGAGCACGTGGAAGTGGCACGAAGAGCCAACTGACTATGTTTGTAGTCGGTTGGCTCTTTTTTATTTTTCGACAAGGAGCGTTGGCTTGGTATGACAGACGAAAGTGGAGTTTGGCGCACGATTGGCGGTCGCCGCGTGTTTATTAAAGACGGACAAAGCCTAACGGATGCAATGCGCGAGAGCGGGAAATTTGGAGATCTCAAAAAGAAATCAACGGCGGCCTCCAAAAAGCAGACCGTCGATACCGGAGCAAGTGCCGAATACGGGGTCGAACACAGAGTTTGGGGGAAGGCGACCGGAACAAGCTACGAGGCATTAAAAGATGACCAGTACAAACTTACTGGCGAAAAAACCGGTGAAACGCTTCAAATCCCAAAAATGAAAGTGGAGAATTTGAAGTGTACAAAGCGCCTAAAGTATCTGGATTTCTAAATGGGAAATATGTCGGCGACGAAAATGTAAACGCAATTTTATCTGATGGCCGAATTGTCTTAAGAGACCACGATTTTAATAATGATACATATTACAAGATAAGCGGCATTATTGAAGCGGAGACACTTAGACTTGCTGGCTATCAAAAGGAAGGGCAGTTTTATCGAGGAACCGATAACCCTAAAGAGATTGAATATCTCAAGAATGGGACTATGCGCGTGTCCACTAACCACATGACGGGGGAAAAAGAAGATGGCGTATCCGTTTGGGAAAGCCCTAAGTACCCGTTCAAGTATCAATATCGAGTAACCGGTAAGGTTTCCGGAGTGGGTAGCGATGGAGAGCCGCTGCTTGATCCCGCGTCCATTAAACTTGTTAGCGCAAAGTCCTATTCTGTTAAAGACTACAATGCTGCGATGGAAAAGGGGAAGCCCTTGTTTTGTAAGGCGTACGGATGGACAGAAGAACAATACGACGCGGCAAAAAAGGGAAGCATTAAAAACAGAAAGCGACTGTAATTAAATATATCCGTTTGCCAATCGAGGCAAAAGAAGTGGCAATTTGAGCCAAACATTACGCGAAAGCGTGTTGTTTGGCTCTTTTTTGTAATACGCAGCGGGGAATGACGCTGTGGAAATAAAAGGAGAATAAAAATGGCAGACGAAATCATGACTTTTGATGAAATACTGGCTGACCCCATCTATAAGGCGGAGTTTGACAGGCGAATCACAAAGGCGCTTTCAACTGTCCAAGCCAAACTGGACGCGGAAGTAGAAAAAAACAAGAAGTACGAGGAAAAAGGAACCGGCGAAACGGTGGAGACCATCAAGAAGCAGCTTTCAGAATTGCAGGAAAAGTACGACAAGGATACTGGCGACTATAAAGCGCAGATTTCCGACCGGGATTATGCCGATGCAATGAAAAAAGCTGTTGCAGATAAGGGCATCAAGTTTTCCTCAAAAGCTGCGGAAAAGGCCTATTTTGCCGACCTCAAAGAAAAGCACCTCGAGCTTAAAGACGGTGTGCTTGATGGCTTTGATGAATGGCATAAGGCGCAGACTGAAGCTGATCCGTCCGCGTTTCAGGCCAGCAAGCCCACGCCGAGCTTTGCAAAGCCCGTCGGTACCGGCGGCGCGCCTGCAAGCGAAGGCAAGGGTGCAATGTTCGCAAAACAATTCAATGCGCAGTATGCGCAGACTACAACGAAGGAGTGAATTTAACGTATGTCTTTTGCGACTAACATTTCCGGCGCAGCGCGCCCGAACTTTCTCGAAAGCGAAGTCGGCCTCGTGCTGAAAACCCGTGAAATTCCTGCGACGCTTGGCGTGCAGGATGGCATTTATAAAACTGTCGCTCCCGGCGCTGTTTTCCCGTCTAACAACAGCAGTGCGGAAGGTATCGTTTTTGAAGCGGTCGACGTGACCAACGGCAATATGCCCGGTTCTGTTCTCGTGGCTGGTCGCGTCCTTTCTGATGGGCTGAATATTGCTTCGGCAGCAAAAACCGCGCTTGAGGGCAAGGGCATCGTCTTTGTTGATGCGCCCGCCGTTACTCGTGGTTATACCGTGACTTACGACAAGAATGACGGTACCGGCGATGTCCCTGTGGATTCCAACAGCTATTTTGATGGCTCTGTTGCAAAGGTGTCCACCAGCTATCCGCTGACCAAGAGCAACAACACCCAGACCGGTTGGAGCACCAGCAAGGGCGGCGCGGCGGTCTCTGAGGTCGAAATGACCGGTGACGTGACCCTGTATCCCGTCTGGACTGCAAACGGCTAAGTAAGGAGGTAAAAATCTATGGCTGATATTCTGAATCTTATTTCTGACGCTGAGCGTCTGGAATTTTCGCAGAACCTTTCTGTTGCGCGTCCTGCCTACATCGGCGACCGCATTTTCCCCGACCAGAAGACCGAGAACATCAAGGCTGAGTATCTCCGCCTTGCTGCGGGCGCGACCATTCCTGTGATGGCAACTGTCCACGCTTTCGATACTGAGGCTGAGATTGGCTCTCGCCCTGTGTTCGACAAGACCGAAGTTGAAAAGCTGCTCATCAAGCGCAAGATCAACCAGACCGAGCGCGTCCGCCTGCTGACCGAAAACGGCGTGTACGCCGATGACGCCGTTGTGCGCTATGTCTTTGACGATATGCGTCTGATGGCCGATGCGGTCAAGGTTCGCACCGAGGTCGCCAAGATGGAAGTCCTCGCCACCGGCAAGATGACCATTAAGGAAAACAACCTTAACATGACGGTCGACTACGGCGTTCCCGCCAGCAATATCGGCTACAAGCTCGATCTGAGCGCTGATGCGGATATCATCGGTCAGCTTCGCGCGATCGTCGATGATGCAGCGGACAGCGGCAACACTCTTACCGAGGTTGTGCTTTCCAACAAGATTCTGCGCAAGCTGTCGTCCAACAAGGGCATCCAGACGATGATCTACGGCAGCGTTGGCGTCGGTACGTATGTTCCGACCGCCCGCCTCAGTGCGCTGTTTATGTCCATGTTCGGCTTTGGCACCATTACCACGAACGACCTGCGCTATAAGACGCAGACTTCGAGTGGTAAGGAGACCACCAAGCGCTTCTTCCCCGATGACAAGATCGCGTTCCTCTCCAACGGCACTTCCGCTTCTTTCGGCGCAGGCCTGTGGGGCGTTACTCCCGAAGAGGCTGATTACGGCCAGTACAACGAAAAGAGCGCCAACCAGTACATTACCGTTACCCAGTGGGCTACGCCTGACCCCGTTGCGGTTTGGACGAAGGCAAGCGGCCTGTTCATCCCGGTTGTTCCCAACCCGAACGGCCTGTTTATCGCGTCTGACACGAGCAAGTAAGCTGTTACCTCCTCCCCTGCCTGAACGGTTTGCCGTGACGGTGGGGGAGGGGCCAGAAAAGGAGGCTGCGCATGGCGTACGCTGATTATATCTATTATGCAACGGTTTACATGGGTGGGTCTCTGACCGAAGATATCTTTCCGGCTCTTGCAGTAAAAGCATCCGCTTATGTAGATTACGTTACGATGGGCCGAGCCAAGAATGCGTTTGGCGATGCGGCGGATGCGGTCAAAAACGCTGTGTGTGCTTTGGCTGAGATCATTCAAGACAGCAACAAACTCAATGCGGTCTCGACGGACACTGAGCACGCCGTATCGAGCGAAACGGTAGGCGCGTGGACGCGCAGCTTTGACAGTAAAAATGTGTCTGCGACGGATGTGCAGCTTATCGAGAGTAGAAAGCGCGAAGCGGTCATGATGTATCTTGCACCGTATGGACTTCTAAAAGCGAGGGGGTATGGGCCATGTCCATGTTCCCCCACACTGTAACGATTTACAACGTCGTGCAAGAGACTGACCCGGCGACGCTTGATGAGGTCGAAAAGGTCTATACCACAATCCTGCGTGGTGTGATGCTGCAAGCCAGCAAAGCGGTCAACGTGCGCGAAAGCGGCCTTGAGAGCGCGGACGCTGTAAATCTGTATATCCCGTTCGCCGTGGAAGCGGTGGACGGGGTAACAGGTAAGCCGAAAACTTACATCGGCCCGCAATCGTTTTTCAAGGCGGCGGACAAGTCCGGCCTGTGGACGCTCTCATACAAGGGGAACGGTGGCATGACGTGCTTTGTGAAGGGTGAATTTGTTTCGGACGACATGACCGTCGTACTGAGCCATGACGATTGCTACAACGTGACCAAGGTTGATGCGATGGACTACGGCAGCCCCGATATGCAGCACTGGGAAGCCGGAGGTGCGTAATGGGCATCAAGTTTTCCGTTCATACCGATGGAATGGACGCTGTAAGGACTGCCGTTGCAAAGGCGTGTACGCGCGCAGAGCACGTCTTAGCCGAGCAGATGGAGAAAGACACGCAGCCTTTTGTGCCGTTTCGTACAGGCTCATTAAATGAGCGCACAAAGGTTATTGGAAATGAGATCATTTATCCGGGGCCTTATGCTCGATATCTCTATTACGGGAAAGTTATGGTCGACGAAAACGGGAATGGGCCAATGAAGTTTGTCGATAAGCATGGCAATTTGCAAATTAAATTTCCAAAAGGCTCAAAACTCCATGCGTCTGACCGAGATTTGGTGTTTTATCACGAGCACCACCCACAAGCTCAAGCTCATTGGTGCGAAGCATCTAAGGCACAAAATCTTGACAAGTGGCTGCGTGTAGCAGAAAAGGCGGTGAAGAAGTACGGAACAGGTTAAAAAGACAGTCTCGGCAGCGGAAGAAGATCAAGTCTCCCGAAAGCTGCTTGCGTGGTTAAACACGTTTCCTGACAAGCCGGTCGATTTGATTCGGTTCGAATTTCTTCCCGCTGATGCTGCGGCGATGGCGCTGTCTACGATTCAGGCGGCATACATCGTACAAAAATACATTCTCGGCGGATATCAGGCGGAATACCAATTCAAGGTCATCTACCGCGTGAAGCCGGGGAATAGCAACGACAAACGGCTCAAAGCTGACGAGCTGCTTAACGCCTTGGGCGATTGGGCGGCAAACGAAACGCCGCCTGACATTGGCGATGGTCGCCGCGTCATTCGCATTGAGCCGACAACGCGATCCTCTCTTTTTGCCGTGTATGAAAACGGTGACGAGGATCATCAAATCCTTATGAAGATGAACTACGAGGTGATTAAAAATGGCTGATATGACCTTTAACACCACGGCGGGGCAGACCGTAGATCGCGAACTTCTGATCGCGTACCTCAACACGGGCGAAGCCGGAACCCCCACGTGGTCTCCCCTCGGTACACGCGTCACAGATTCCAGCATGGAATACGACTGGCAGGAGGATTCCTCGAAGGATATTCTTGGCACGACGCGCACGACCATGAAGAAACCCATCATCACGCAGACCTTTGACCCGTCTGATCTGGACGCTGGCGATCCTGCCATCGTCAAGGTTTGGAATCTCGCGGTCAAGGAGCAGAACGCGGCGGCGCTGGCGAATCAGGACGTGCTGATTGTCCACGCTTATGCAGGCACGGCAAAGACCGCAGTATTTGCGGAGCGCTATTCGTCCTGCATGGTCAAGCCCTCTTCCCTTGGCGGCGAGGGTGGCGGCTTTATCGGTATGCCAATCGACGTGACGCTTGGCGGCACGCGCACGGTCGGCACTGCCGCTATCTCCGGCAATACGGTTACGTTTACCGAGGGCGAATAAATAGGAGGGCATCATGCGGGAACTTAATTTTGACGACGGCCTTGTAACTTATACCGTAAACGGGAAGTGCCAAGTGTCATTCAACCCTACCGACAGCAATTTTGTCGAAAAGCTGTATCTTGCTTTTGAAGACCTTGACAAAAAGCAGGATGGATATAAGGCGCAGATCGAAAAGATGGGTGATAAAAAGCAGATTTTTGCTTTTGCCAGAGAGAGAGACCGCGAAATGCGGGACATTATCAATTCTGTCTTTGATGCACCCATTGCAGACGACCTTTTCGGCGACAGGAATGTTTACGCCTTGGCGGAAGGCGTTCCTGTATGGTGCAACTTTATGCTCGCCATTATGGATGAGATCGACAGTACGTTCTCGCGTGAGCAGAAATTCACGAATCCGAGGATCAAAAAGTACATCGACAAAGTGCAGAAGCACTAATCGGAGGGCGGTATGAGTTACGGACTTCCTAAAAGCGTAGAGATCAGCGGGCAGAGCTTTGCCGTTCGGTATGACTTTCGAGTGATACTGACGATATTCGAGGTTCTGGACGATGAAGAACTCAGCGACGAAGAACGAGCTTATACCGCCCTTCGTCTCTTCTTTGTTGACTTTGATTCAATTCCCGACTACGACGAAGCGATCAAACAGCTGTTTTGGTTTATCAACGGTGGGCAATACCCTGATGATAAAAAGAAAGAGCCGGAGATCATTGATTGGGCGAAAGATTTTCAGTTTATCGTTTCCCCTGTCAACCGAGTGCTTGGGAAAGAGATTCGCGAAAGCGAATACGATCCAGATACCAACACTGGCGGTACGCACTGGTTTACTTTCTTGTCTGCTTATATGGAAATTGGCGATTGCTTCTTTGCGCAAGTCATCCGCATTCGAGAACTAAAGGCGAAAGGAAAACCCTTAGACAAGTCAGACCGAGAATTTTACCGACGCAATAAAGATGTGGTCGATATCCCGAAAAAGGTCTCGAAAGAAGAAGCGGATACGCTTAGTGCATGGTTGGGGAAAAAAGAACCGGCTCACGAATGAGCCGGTTGAAATTAAAGAGAGACTTGTTTGTTTTCATTTTTCTTTAAGTACGCATAAATTTTGCTGATTTTCTTCCCGTTCTGAGGTGCAGAGGTCACGTCAAATACAATGTATTTAACTTCTGAATCAGCCTGATATGCAAAGATAAGGTACTGACGGACAATTTTCGTTTTCTTCTTCTGTGCTGACCCTCCAAGCGCCGCGCCGATTGGGCCAAGTAAAATACCGCCCGCGATTGCGCCGCCGACGCTTGAAACGTATTGGGTCTGGATATCCTGCGGTGTCATAACAGACACATCGATTAGCTTTTCTGGCGAAAGCGTAAATGTTTGTCCGCTCGCTGAAAATGAAATAGATTCTGGGGAGCACATGGCGGAGCAGATAGACCCTGCTGCAAGGTCAAGCCCGCCGACAAGTTGTAGCTTGCACTTTACTGTTTGGATTTTAATCTTTTCGTCATAAGTCTGCGGTACGGCTTTATTAACGGCCAGAATCCCTAATGGGATAGGTATTGTTAGAAGGGCAACGCCAACCCATACTGGCATAGTTTCTTGGCCTTCTGGCGTTGTAGCAACTCCTACAATTAGGATCAAAAGAAACGATGCAAAGAAGACAACAAGGAATAACAAGGTTCTTTTCAATGCTTTCATTCTATTTCCCTCCCATTAAATACGGTTCTTTTACCATATCACAGCAAAAAACTAAAAGCAAGGTGGTGATTTTATGGCAGCGGACGGTTCGGTAGTTTTCAGCGTGGATCTGGACGACAAAGACGCTCAAAAAGAACTGAATAAACTGGTTAAAAAAATCGACACGCTTAACGATAAAATTTACCAGAAACAGCAAGACAAAATGCCGCTGGCAAAGCAGTCGGCAGAAATCGCGGCAAATCTCGATGCGGCAAAAGCGACGCTTGATTCAATGCACAGCGGCAAAGAGTTTTTTACGGCGGATTCCATCAAGGCACAGGAAAGCACTGTGAAATCTTTGCAAAAAGAGTATGACGCCGTTACAGCTAAAGTTGAGAAGATGGACGCTTCAATTCAGTCCGATACGGCAAATCTCGATAAGATGAAGACAAAAGCGGGGGAGCTTTCCGAAAAAATCTCCAGCACAAAAAACGGTGTTTTCGGGATGGGTGAGGCGACTAAAAAAGCCGACGAATACATGTCCCGCTTCGTTAACCGAGTAAAGAAGCTCGCTCTCAGGGCGTTTGTGTTTACTCTTATTACAAGGGCATTATCCGTTGTTCGTGATTATGTCTGGAAAGTCATCCAAGTAAATGACGAAGCCGCAAAAGCTATTGGACGCTTAAAGGGCGCGTTGCTCACTTTGGCACAACCGCTATTAAGTGTAATTGTTCCCGCCTTTACAGCGCTTGTGAACATCCTTACAAAGGTTATCAGCGTTATTGCAAACATTGTATCGATGCTTTTTGGAACAACGGCAAAAAAATCAGAAGCGGCGGCAAAAGGACTTTATAAAGAAGCAGATGCTATCGGTAGCGTCGGTTCGGCGGCAAAAGAAGCAAAAGGGAATCTTGCTAGTTTTGACGAGATCAACACGATTTCCACATCAAGCAGTGGAGGCGGCGCTGCGGCTGCGCTTGCAGATCGGCTTTCTCCCGTGTTTGAACAGTTTACGACCGACGAGTACAAAGCAAAGATCGACGAGCTTACGGCATACCTTAGCGGCGCGCTTTTAGCTCTTGGCGCAATTCTGTGTTTTTCCGGCGCAAATATCCCCCTCGGAATCGCACTTATGGCGGCGGGCGCGATTGGGCTTGTTACACTTATTAAAGAAAACTGGAACGCAATGTCTGACCGCCTTAGAGCTGCACTGACAAATGTGCTTTCGGTGCTGGGCCTTTTTGCCCTCGCCATTGGTGCAATTTTGTGTTTATCTGGCGCAAACATCCCCCTCGGCATTGGGCTTATGCTGGCAGGCGCGGCTATGCTGGGAACGGCAGTCGCATTGAACTGGAATGCAGTAAACGACAAAACAAAAAATACATTGTCGGCCTTAATGATGGCGCTCGGAATGACCTTGCTTGCCATCGGCGCAGTGCTTTGCTTTTCGGGAGCAAACTTACCTCTCGGTATTGGGTTAATGATTGCGGGTGCAGCATCTATTGCGGCGTCGGTCGCCATGAACTGGAACACAGCCCCCGAAAAGACAAAAGCCGCAATCAAATCTCTTATGGGTTCGATTGGCGTCTCGCTTATCGCTATCGGTGCGGTTCTGTGTTTCTCCGGCGCAAATCTTCCACTTGGCATTGGGATGATGATTGCTGGCGGCGCGGCTATTGCCGCTGCATCTGATCTGGATTGGAGTGCACTTCTTACCAAGCTTAAAGAAATGTGGCAGAACATTAAACAGTGGTGGAATACCAGCGTTTCGAAGTTTTTTACTGCTGATTACTGGAAAGCGTTAGGTCGAAGGATTATTGACGGCCTTTTGTCCGGCTTAAAAGCCGCATGGGAGGCTGTAAAAACGTGGGTGGCTAATGCCGTTAGCTGGTTCGGAAAAAAATTTGTTGAAGCGCAGAATTCTATTGCAAAATCGAATTCTGGCCGAAGCGGAGGATTTGGGACCAGAAGTGGCGGCTTTGGAAGTCCTTCTCGCGCTCCTTCGATTAGCCGTGTCTCCGCTCCTGCATTGGCTCGCGGTGCAGTCATCCCACCCAACAAGGAATTTCTCGCTGTACTGGGTGACCAAAAGAGCGGAACGAACATCGAAACGCCACTTGCTACGATGGTCGATGCATTTAAGCAGGCAATGGCAGAATCGGGCGGCGGCACAACCACGGTTGTGGTGCAGCTCGACGGTAAGGAGATCGCACGCAGCACCGTGAAGAACATCAACAACATGACGCGCGCAGCGGGTAAGCCCGTGCTGCTGTACTAAGGAGGGGTAACATGGAAGTCCTTATTATTAACGGCACGGACTACTCCGATGCTATCGCCACAAAGGGATATGGGTGGAGCCGCAACGACCTCGACAGCGACAACACGACCCGCACAAAAGACGGGAAAATGCGCCGCGACAAGATTACCACTAAGCGGAAACTGAGCTATACAACGCGCTCTATGCCTCGCGATAAGCTGGCAAAGCTCGATGATGACCTCAATAAGACAACGTGCACGGTCAAGTATCTCGATCTGCATGGCGTCAGAACCAGCACGTTTTACTGCTCGTCGATGGAATGCACGCTTGAAGAAGCAGCGGACGACAATGAGGTGTGGGGCGGCGCGACGTTTAACTTGATTGAGGTGTAAATATGGGGCAGACAACAAGTGCGCTGTGGCGCGAGCTGCTCCACAAGCACGGCACAGAACGAGAGTATAAATTTGACGTTGCGGGCACGGAATATGGCAAAGACGCAGAAGTGTCGCATTCTGTCGAATCGCAGTTGTTTGAAGAATTCGGCATCGGGAACGCCTGCTGCGCAACCTTAAAACTGGCACTGTATGCGAACAACGTACCGCGCGCCGCGACGATCAAGCGTTATCTCAGGCTTGTTAATGGAAATCAGGCGACAGACTGGATTCCCAAAGGCGTGTTTTTTACCAACCGTCGTTCCTGCGATGGGGATTATTGGGAACTCGAAGCATACGACGCTATGAGAAAGGCTGACGTTGTATGGGATCCAGACCAGTCGCTTAACTTTCCGATGACTATGCCTGACGCTGTAAACATCTTTTGCCAGTTGATGGGCGTGGAGCTGGACAGCCGCACAGTGCTCAATAGCTCATATACCATCGACTACCCCGCAAATGATTACACCATCCGCAATGAGCTATGTTTTATCGCAGCGGCGCACGGCGGGAATTGGATTATCACCGATGCGGGGAAACTGTTGCTTATTCCGTTGTTGTCCATGCCGAGCGAGACAAACTATCTCATTACAGAAGCGGGCAGCGCTATCACGTTTGGAGGGGTGAGGATTCTTGTCTGATAAATATTACGTCGGCGGCGACATTACAAGCTTTGCCAACAATGGCAAGTATAAGCCTATCTCCCGTGTGACGCTGCTTGTGGATGACGAGAACAGTTTGACGGCGGGCGATGATACCGGCATGGAAGTTATTGCAAGCTGCCCTCACGCAACGCAGCCAATGGTAAATGCTTTGCTGCAAACCATGAAAGGCTACCGGTATCAGGCTTACGAAGCAGGCGCAGCAAACATCGATCCAGCGGCAGAGTTGGGAGATGGTGTGACGGTTGGTGGCATTTATTCGCCACTGTCTAAACTCTCTGATGATGGGCGCGGATACTCGGGTATTTCTTCCCCCGGAGAAGCGGAGATGGAAGACGAATATCCGGCTGAGGGGTACATCACACAGGAATTCAACCGTAAGATTGCCGAGACACGAACAACGATCACCAAGACCAGCGAGGAGATCATGCTCAAGGTCGAGGGCATCGACGGCAAGTACACTGAGGTCAAAACCACGCTGGACGGCCTGACGGTGACGGACGCGAGCGGCACGACCAAGATCAACGGCAGCAGCATCAAGACGGATAATCTGTACGTCGATGCGGCGAATATCAAGGGTACGCTGACAGCCGACCAAATCCAGACCGGCAGCATCCGCGTCGGCGATCTCAAGGACGGCTCGAATTATGCTACGAAGACCTACGTCGACAACAACGCGGGCCTGAACGCAAACGAGGTCAATAGTGCGATCGCAACGTACATCGACGGGACCTCTATCACAGCGCAAAAGTTACGAGGCCAGACGGTGGAACTCCTGGCAAACAGCAATACCAAAGTGGGCGAAATTTCGCTTGTGGAGACGAACGTTGACTACGGTGTCGGCATCAAAACCCTCTATGGCGGTATCAAGCTGGAATCGGCGACCAATGTATACCTAAAAGCCAGCGGCGCCTACGGTGGATTTATCACGCTGTCCAACAACATTGTGTCGCTCGGCGGCGGCGAGCTGTATATCGGTAGCCAGATGTACGGAAATATCTTACCGGCCGGTAACTGGGGGAAACTGTTTTTCCTTCGTCAGTGAGGTGACGCATGGCAAGTTTTAGTGTTAGCGTTACGGCGACGGGGTCAACGACAGCTGTCCTCAACGGCACGTTTTACGGAGACAGCTACCATAATCGAGCGCGTGCGATCTACGTGACCGGCATTCTGGGCTACGGGTATTACTTGACCTCGAACGAGGATTCCGGCGCGAACAACACGTTTACGGATTCGTTCGACGGACTTACCCCCGGCAAAACCTACGATTGGGAGGCAGTGCTCTGCTATTGGGACACCAACCTCAATCAATGGGTGGAGACCAGCTATTCCGACAGCGGATCGTTTACCACAGAGGGCGGCACTACGGGCGGCGCGGTGTACATCTACACGGATATGTGGCGAGCGTATACGCCGTACATCTACACGGACATGTGGAGACCCTACAACGCAGAAATCTACACCGACTCTTGGTGGGAGTCGGGATAAGGAGGAACTATGAAAAAGCAGGCAATGCAGATCCTTGACAGCGCATTTAATACGCTGTCTTTGGTGATGATCTCCGCGAACGACGCGGAGAAGATGGCAAAGGTCAAGGGAGAGCTGCGGCAGGCATATGCGATCCTCGAGCGGCTCGACCAGCAGGCGGCGCACGTACCCGCAGAGCCGCCCGCGAAAGCTGCCGAGACGGAAAGCGAGGTAACAGATGGCTGATAAAGCAATTTCCGACCTCACTCAAGCAACACAAATCACCAACGAAGATCTTTTTGTTTTGCAGCAGGGCGGCACAGCGAAAAAGCTCAAAGGCGCAACGCTGCTGGACTTCGTCACGCTGAGCGTTGTATCGGTCACGGTGACAACACTGCCCGCAGGAAGTTTGGCAACGGCGACCTACGATAAGTCGACTGGTACGCTGGCGCTTGGCATCCCGCAGGGCAGCAAGGGCGACACCGGTGCGACAGGTGCGACGGGTGCGACCGGTCCGCAGGGTAAACAAGGCATACAAGGTGAGACCGGTGCAACAGGCGCGACCGGCCCCCAAGGCCCCGCAGGCCCCGCAAACGTGCTGACCATCGGCTCGGTCACGTCCGGCAAGGTGGCGAGCGCGACCATTACCGGAGAAGCCCCAAATCAGGTGCTCAACCTTGTGCTCGAAAAGGGTGACAAGGGTGAAACCGGCGAAAAAGGTGCAACAGGCGACACCGGCCCACAGGGTGAACAGGGCATCCAAGGTCCGCAGGGCAGCCCCGGCACGGATGCTCCCACAATTACCGGTATTACCATCCGGCAGAGCGACTATCACCTTATCGTGACGCTGTCGAACGGCACGAGCTATGACGCAGGCTATTGCCGTGGCGCTTCTGGTGCTGGTACGGGTGACATGCTGGCCTCAGTGTATGACCCTCAAAACAAGCACCAGGACATCTTTTCATACATTGACAACGCTATCAAGGACGTCAAGGTAACTACCGACGCAACGCCTACGCAGGGCAGCGCGAACCCCGTACAGTCCGGCGGCGTGTACTCGGCGCTCGTCAATAAGCTGGACAAGACCGGCGACGGCAGTAATGTCACGGCGGCTTTCACGGCAGCGAGAACCCGCGCAAATATTGCGACGGGTGAAAAGCTCTCCGTGCTGTTCGGCAAAATCGCGAAGTGGTTCGCCGACCTCGGCACTCTGGCTTTTAAGTCCACGGTGGCAAAATCCGACCTTGCAAGCGACGTGCAGGCGAGTTTGGGCAAGGCTGACAGTGCCTTGCAAAGTGCGCCGGTTACAAGCGTCAACAGTAAGACAGGCGCGGTGAGCCTTGCAAAGGGAGATGTAGGCCTCGGCAATGTGGACAACGTCAAGCAGTACAGTAAGAACAATCCACCACCGTATCCTGTCACGTCGGTCAATGGTAAGACGGGCGCGGTCACGGTCAGTGTTCCAACAGTTCCATCCACGACCAACATTCTCAAGGGCAACGGCTCAGGCGGGCTGGTGGCGGCGACGCGCGGCAGCGACTATATCGCATCCGGCAACATTGTCAAGCAGACACTCGTGAGCACGGAGACCACGCCCACCGAGGACTACGCGATCAACTGGGTGTACGGCTAAGGAGGCGGAAATGGCTACATTTACTGTAGAGATAACGCCGGATTCTAGCAACGGGACTATCGCCCACGCAGTCGGAAAGTTTTCCGGAGGGTCAAGCCGCTATAAAGGTCAGCGGCGCATGGACGTTGCCGTCAGCGGCGTCGGGACATTTTCTGCGTTATCGCCGGAGACAAGCGGAGGCGAAAACACTTTTTCTCTCGACATCACGGGGCTGACGCCGGGGACAACGTACAACTGGAGCGCGTCACTCTACTACAAAAATACGTCCGGGGGTTGGGTGACAGCAGGATCGCAGTACGATAAATCCGGAAGCTTTACGACGAAAAGTAAAACCCCTACATTACCAAAAACCCTCGTCAACGGCACGGTGTACGAAGTGAAGGGCGGTAAGTGTATGGTGGGAGGCACGGTGTACAGCATCAAGAAGGGCAGGACGCTTATCGCGGGTACGGGGGATGACATCAACTTTGAGCCGGATGTGAGCTTGACGTGGTACTTCAACGAAACCATTGATATAACGTCGCAGCCAGACAACTTCTGGGGGTATAGTAGCGGGATTGCTGTCAGCTTTGTGTCTGGCTATTATGGCTTTACCTACGACCATCTTATCCGAGGCTACGACGACACTTACGGTGTAAGAACTTTAATCTACTATAGAAAGATTACCGAGACCAGGGAACTCGCCTACCGAAACGGCTGGCAGGGGGAGGTATACCGCACCATCACTTTTGATGAATTACCCACCGGTGATCTCTTGACGTGGCTGCAAGCCAACGCCACGCCGCAATAAGAAAGGAGCAGCACATGAGTATCTACGTAAAAGTCAACAACACGGAATATCCCGCTACGGTCAACGGCAACCTTGTTGACCGCAACTGGAACGGCCGTGATACCAAAACCATCTATCTGACCATGTCCTACGACGCCGTAGTGGCACTGTTGCCCGACAATACCCCGTGGAGCATTGTGCAGCGCGAGACGCAGGACGTGCTGGACGAGCAGGGCCAGCCCACGGGCGAGACCAAAGAGGTCGTCAACGAGTACGACAACAGCGAGTACACCCTTGCTGGCGACATCACTGACCACCGCGACGGCACGGTGAGTATCAAGATGGGAAAGCCCACGGAATCCGAGCTTTCGGAGGCGACCGTAACGGCGCTGGTCGGTCAGAGCATCACGCCGCAGCGCGCGGCAAGGCTGCGACCGATGATCGAACAGGCCAGCGCGTCGCTCTCTGACGGCGAGGCGGCGAAGTCGCCCGAGCTGTTCCCGCGCTGGGCGGATCACATCGGCGAGACCGTCAAGCCCGGCGACCGCCGCAGTGATACGGACGAAAGCGGCGTGCTGCACGTCTACCGCGTCAACAAAGGTCAGGGCCACACCACGCAAGAGAACTGGCCGCCGCATTCCACCCCTGCCATGTGGACGATCATCAACGTCGACCACGCGGGTACTCAAGATGACCCGATTCCGGCCGCTCGCGGCATGGAGTACGAGTATGGTCTTTATTACAAAGACCCCGAAGACACTAAGCTATACCTGTGCGAGCGTACCGGCGAGGCCGCGGGCGGGAAGATCGTCTTGCAGTATCTGCCACACGAGTTGGTAGGGAACTATTTCACGGCGGTCTAAGACCGCAGAAAGGGAGCGGGATATGGATAATGCAAAGCACTACGATGACGCAGAGATCGCTCTGATCGAAAGCCGATGCAAGAGCAATACGCATCGGATCAATGAGTTACAGGAGCACCAAACGGCGCTTGACAGGCTGGCAACGTCGGTCGAAGTGCTGGCGACCAAGCAGGAGACCGTCGAGGGAGACGTCAAGGAGATCAAAGAGGACGTGAAAGCCATCACGGGTAAGGCGGGGAAACGCTGGGACGGGCTGGTCGACAAGGCTCTCGCGGCGCTGGCAGGCGCGTTTATCGCGTGGCTGCTGGCGGGGGTTGCTTTATGAAGAAACTGAGAAAGCGGGATAAGTACATCATCGCGGCAGTGCTCAACCTCTGCTGGTACTGTATTGCGGTGCTCGTATTGACCGCGCATGACAAGGTAGTGCCGGACAGCCTGAACGTCGCGTGGTTCGCCGCGTGGACGGCAGAGCTCGGCCTGCTGGCTGGAATCAAAATCAAAGGAAAGGACGAATAACATGGAACTGATTCACAAGAGACTGGCGAACCTGATGAGCGTCAAGAGCATCGTGACGCTGGTGCTAACGGGAGTTTTCGCGTACATGGCCGTCACGGGCAACATCTCGCAGGACTTCATGACGATCTATGCGGTCATCATCGCGTTCTACTTCGGGACGCAGTCGCAGAAGGCACAGGACGTGATCGACAGCAAGGGTGACAGCGATGCTTAAAAGCGGCGATATTAAGTATCTGCGCGCGGACGTGCGGGCAAATTGCCTTATCTTTCTGGACCTGTGCAAGCAGGCGGGCTTGCCCGCCAAAGTCACGGACACGGTGCGCGACGACGATTACCAGCGCTATCTTGTGAGCAAGGGCTACGCCCACAAAGACGCGATGCGCCCGACTTTTCACAGCGTCAAAGCAGGGCTGGCGTTTGACATCTGCAAAAACGTCAAGGGGCATGAGTACGACGATCCGTCGTTCTTCGCCCGCTGCGGGCAGATCGGCAAGCAGGTCGGCTTTTCGTGGGGCGGCGACTGGAAGAAATTCCCGGACAAGCCGCATTTCCAGTGGGACGACCATATGCGATACACAGGGAGCATGATCTTGGCGGGCAAGTACCCGCCGGAAATGGAGGAGTACATGGATCAAACAACGTTTAACCGGATGATGGACGCTTACCTTGCGCAGCTCGGCACGAAGCCCGTCTCTTCATGGGCGGCAAAGGACTGGGCGGAGGCAAAGGCTGCGAGTATCACGGACGGCAGCGCGCCGCAGAGACTTATCACGCGACAGGAAGTCGTGACGATGATCCAGAGAGCGGCAAAATAACGGTGCCCGATTTGGGCCCAGGAAGGAGCGGGCGGCGAAAGCCCACGCGCAAGCGCCTCTGCAAGCCCTACACGGGCATGGACAGTCAGCACAGGTCAATCCGCGCGCAATTATCCTCTATGGCCCCCAAGCGGGCTGTGGCGTATATCTTATCGTTTGAGCTGCCAGCGGACGAGGCGGCGTGCCTTATCGAGTGCGACGTGCGGCGCAAAAGCTACGCGCAAGTGTGTGCAGCGCTGCACCTGTCGCCGGAGGCGGTCAACCGCTGCCGCAGGCGGGCATACAAAAAAATCGCAGACGGACAAAGAGAGCACCGAGGTTAATCGGTGCTCTCTTTGTATTCGTTCGGTCCAAGTTGGATGACCGTCCATCCGTGCCACCGACAGTGATTGTATGACGCGTCATACAGCATCTTGGCCGTACGCTTGGCCTCATACTTATCCTCTGGGTCAATGCCAAACAGCTCCACATGATCTCTGACAAATTTCGATAAGTTTTTGATCTCCCACTCACGAGCACCGTTTGATACTCGATACCATTTTGCACGGATATTGGTCTCATATGGCCCTGTCAACGGGGATTCCAGCAGCGCCTTAACTCGAGCGGCTGGGGATTGCTGGGCCTCTGCCATAGCACAGCCGCAGGACGTGGTATGCCCGGCCATAAGATTCCTGCCCGATACGTCGGTCTCTTTGCCGCAATCACAATGGCACCGCCATATTGAGCTATTCGCGGTCGAAGAATAGCGCACATAACGCGTCACAGTCAACCGCCCAAAGCGTTGTCCAATCAGATTCTTTCGGTGATTTTCGCCCCGGGTATGGCCGCATGACGTACTGACACCCCGACGGAGATTGCTGGCAGTCACGACGCGTTCCTCGCCGCAATCGCATCGGCAGAGCCATTTTGCCCGACCGTATTTATCCGGCTCCGCAGGCTCAAGCACAGTCCAATGCCCAAAAGTCTGCCCTGTTAGGTCATACGTGCCCATTACAGCAGCTCACTTATATCCACACCCAGCGCGTCGGCGAGCGCAAATAAGGTTTTTGCAGCCATATTGCCCGTCTCGATTTCGCCGGATTCAACTTTCTGGATCTGCCGGATATAGATGCCGGATTTTTTCGATAACTCGGCCTGTGTCATGCCGCTTTTGAGACGGTAATACAGCAGCCACGTTGTTGTGGGGTAGCCTTTGTATATCTCGTCATCCCCCAGCTTTTTAGCGTCTGCAACCGGCATACAGCCGACGTTGCTGATCGTTCGTCCCTCTTGGATGCACCCTTCGATGCATTTGCGCCCGCGCGCGCAAGCGTCCTTGATGCTGTCGGCACAGATGATGGCCTTAACGCGGCCAAGATAGATTTTTGCGCGGGGGACGCCGATTTCTTTTGCCTCTTGCTCCGTCGGCGCACGGTCAAGATCTGCGGTCACGTAATAAGTCGTCATGATTGGTCTCCTCTCTTATCAGCAGAAATACTCAGCGACCTTGCGGTCGGTGGTGAACCAGTTGCGGGATTCCGGATCCCAGCGGAAGCCTGCGGCCTTGAGCTCCTTGCGGGCGGCGTAGGTCTTGCCGGTCACGATCCAGCCCATCGTATAGTCAGCGGCGATAGCGCGGATGAGGCCGAGGCGAGAACCGTTGATGACCTTCATGCAGCCGTTAGACATCAGCTTCTTGGTGGCTTCAAGGGTGCGCTTGGCGTTATCCCATGCGCGGCGAAGGCACTCGGAGAAAGCGAGGGAATCGGCCCACTTTTGAGACATCTTAAAAAGGTTCCATGCGCTCTTCATGATCTCACTCTTGTTGTACTTCATTTTTGTTTCCTCCCGAGGGTTTCCCTCTTGCTTTATGTGCTTAGTATACGCCAATATTGGCGTAAAGTCAAGAGCTTTTTGAGCTTTTTGCAAAATATTTTTTGACCAAATAATGACCAAACGATGACCATTTGCGGGGCGCGATCCACGGTATGATTGAGGCAACAAAAGAAGGTGCGCGAGATGTACGAACGACTTTTAGCTTGTGGGTTTACCGAGCAAATGGCGATGGACATTCTCGCGCTTTTTCCTGACCCTGACGAGCTGAGAACATACGTCTACTTTGCGGAGCTTTTCCATGTATAGCTATTTCAACCCGAATCCGGCGGGACGCAACGTGTCGGACTGCACCGTGCGCGCGATCTGCAAGGCGACCGGCAAGGACTGGGGCGAAGTTTATTTGTCGCTGTGCATACAGGGGTACTTAAACGGTGACCTCCCCAATGCAAATGCGTGTTGGGGCGCGTATCTGCGGTCTTTAAGCTACCGGAGATACATCATACCGGACACCTGCCCGGACTGTTACACGGTCGGTAAGTTTGCCGACGAGCACCCACGCGGTACCTATATCCTCGCTCTCTCTGGACATGTGGTGTGCGTGCAAAACGGCGTGATCTATGACAGCTGGAACAGCGAAAACGAAATCCCGCTTTATTACTGGGTCAAAGAAACGGAGGAATGAACATGGCATATCCCTATTTCAACCCCTATTATCCGCAACCGATGCCGGACAACCTCATGCAGATGCGGCAGATGCAGCAGCCACAGATGCCGCCCATGCAGCAGTCTATGCCGCAGCCAGTGCAACAGAACCCCATCGCGCAGGGCGGCGTGCAGTGGGTGAGCAGCGAGCAGGAGGCGAGAGGCTACCTGATCGCGCCCAACTCCGCCGTGGCGTTGTGGGATTCCACCGCCCCCACCGTGTACCTCAAGCAGGCAGACGCAAGCGGCAAGCCGACGCTCAAGATTTACGATCTCGTAGAACGCGCAGAAACGCCCCGTACAGCGCCACAGGAAAAGGGTGCGGAATTTGTCACCCGCGAGGAGTTCGACCGTCTGGCGGCACTTGTGGGCGAGTTAAAGGGCGAAAAGAAGCGCAAAGTCGAGGAGGACGAGGACGATGAGTAATCCGTTTATGGCCGCGCTGGGCGGCGGGCAGATGCCGGGGCCGATGGGTGAGCTGATGCAGCTTAAGCAGAAATTCCAACAGTTCCAAAGCGGCTTTCAGGGAAACCCAAAAGAAGAAGTCAATAAGCTCCTGCAATCTGGCGCTATGAGCCAGCAGGAGTTAAACCAACTGCAAACGATGGCGAAGCAGTTCGAGCATTTATTCCATTGATCTTATCGTGGCCACGATTTGATAAATAAAATTTATGAAAGGAGAGATAACATGTCTCTTTCTGATGGTACTCCCATGATGACTATGCCGGTCGCCCCCGCGAACAGTTACGGCGGCGGTATGGGTATGTGGGGCGACAACTGGATCTGGATTATCGTTCTTTTCCTCTTCGGCTGGGGCCGCAACGGATTTGGCAACGGTAACGGCGGCGGTGTGATGGACGGCTACGTTCTGACATCTGACTTTGCGAGCGTTGAGCGCAAGCTCGACAGTATTGCAAATGGCATTTGCGATTCCACCTTTGCGTTGAACAATGCCATTACTGGCGGCTTTGCTGCGACCGCACAGGCCATCAACAGCGGCTTCGGCAATGCCGAGCTGTCCCGCGCAAACCAGCAGGCGGCTCTCATGCAGCAGCTCAACGCCATGCAGATGCAGGCTGCTAATTGCTGCTGCGAGAATCGCGCGGCTATCGCGCAGGTGCGCTATGACATGGCGACGCAGGCGTGCGACACGCGCAACACCGTGCAGAACGCGACGCGCGACATTATCGACGCGATGAACAGCGGTTTCCGCGGCATTGATCAGCGTCTCACTGCGCAGGAGATCGCTGCGAAGGACGCGAAGATTGCTGAACAGAACCAGCGTCTTTTTGCTGCTGACCTCGCGGCCTCTCAGTCGGCTCAGACGCTTGATATGCGCAACTATGTTAGCGCACAGTTCGCGTATTACAATCCGCGTCCCGTTCCTTCGTTTTCCGTTCCGGCCCCGTATCAGTATACTGGGTGCGGCTGCGGCTTCAATCAGGGTTGCGGCTGCTGACAACTGCATAGCATAGCTTTTTGTTGGTGATGTTTTGTTGATGCCAACAAAATGTTCGGCCCCGTGCCGATACTACGACAAACGCGGCGGGGCAATAGCTCCGCCGCTGTATTTTTAGAAAGGACTGAAATATATGGCTGAATATGTAAATCCCGGCATCGCAGTCGTCCCCGCTGGCCAGAATGTGCCGATGGTCTCCACGGCGGCTTGCGGCAAGCCCTGCATCGTCCACCGCGAGGGTAGCGGACTTGTCACCCTGCGTGGACTGACGCAGCAGTGCAAGGCACGCTTTAAGGTGGGTTTTGGCGCGAACATCGCCGTTCCCACAGGGGGAACGGTAGGCGCGATCACCACGGCGCTTGCCGTCAACGGCGAAGAGCTCAATAGCGCCACGGCGACCGTTACACCCGCTGCGGTGGATAACTATTTTAACGTCTATGTCAGCGCCATCGTGGAAGTGCCGCGCGGCTGCTGTGTGACGGTAGCGGCGAAGAACACAAGCGCGCAGGCGGTTAGCTTTGCCAACAGCAATCTGACCATCGACCGCGTGAGCTGAAAGGAGAATGAACAATGGGTATGAAATCTATGTATGATCTGCGCGACATGCTCTGCAAGGAGCTGGAAGAAATCACTCGCAAGGGTGAGCTTGGCGCAGGTGACCTTGACATCGTGCATAAGCTGACTGATACCATTAAGAACATCGACAAGATCGAAGCGATGGAAGAAGATGGCTATTCCAGCCGCCGCGACGAGTACGATATGCGCGGCAAAGGCAGACGCGGCACGCACTACGTGCGCGGCCACTATTCCCGTGATGGCAGCATCGACAACATGAAACGCCAGTTGCAGGAAATGTTGGACAACGCCGACGATGAAAGCATCCGCAGAGCCATCCAGCGCTGCATGGACACGATTGAGGGCTAAAGGGGGTGCGCCCCTATGGTCGACGAGAACGAGGTCAAGCGCTGGATAGCTCGCCTTGAAACGGAAGAATCAAGCTGGACAAACTATGAGCGCCTTGCTGTGCTGTATGCTATCCGTGACCAGCAAAGCGGCATCAGGGAGAGAGCTTTGCCAACGGCATACTCTGCAGCGCCCGCGCCGGTCAACGTCGAAACATACGGCGACAGCGATTTTCTGCGCGCAGTGGCAGATGTTCCGCCGGACAAGGCGTGGGAGATCATGGACGAGCTGATGGACAGTTTGAAAATTGTAAACGAGCGCGTCTATAATAGCGTCATGCGCAAACTGGAAAAGTAAATTGTAGACGGAATTGCAGATGAGTTACAAAAAACCTTGTAATATCAATGCTTTTGCGGATTCGGTTGCGGGTTCGACTCCCGCCGCCTCCACCAATGAAAAAACCTCGCAGTCTCAACGGCTGCGGGGTTTTTCTTGTATTTGCAAGGGTTTTTAGGCTTGGCTATTTGCGCATTACTTGCGATATTTGCAAGTCATCTTCCGTTAAAACAGCGTTTTTGCAGATGAATTGCAGATGAAATTACAGATGAAATTCGGATTCAAAAAAGCCGTCAACGGCATTTGCCACTGCTACGGCTTTATCATCCATGGTGTGCTGATATACGTTTTTAAGCATATTGTTTGTAGAGTGCCCCATGCGCTCCATTGCGTATTTATCGGGAACATTAAGCCTGAGCATGACCGATGCGTTTACATGACGGAGGTCGTGAAAGCGAAACGGCGAAACTCCACAGCGGGCGCACGCGCGTTGCAGATGCTTATACAGCACGTTCCTGGTCGCGTGAACAATATACTCATCTGTTCTCGGCGTTGCTTCAATCAGCCCCATAATATACGGCGGCACTTTTAGCTTTCTGTTGCCGCTGTAAGTTTTTGGCTGCTTGAGCTGCGGGCCGGCCTCACCGTCTACCATTGCTTGCTTGATCGTCAGAATATCGCCGTCAAGACAATCCCATGTTAGACCTCTGATCTCCGATGTACGGAGGCCGAGCCAGACGGCCAGCAGGAAAGGCAATTCAAAGTCAGTTCCTTTGCAATCCTCGTGTAGAATTCTAATCTCGTCCATGGTAGGGATTTTGATTTTAGGCGCTTCCTTCTGCGGCAAAGATATCCGGAACACCTTATCGGGGCATTCCTCCGACATTGCCGCCGTAAATAAGCCGTAAGCGTTGCGGACGTATTTTGGGGACTTTTCCCGCGCCATCTTATTCACGGCACGCTGCACGCGATCCTGCGTCAACGCAAAGCACTTAACGCTCATCAGCTCCGGGAAAACCACCTTGCGGAGTTTTCTGTACCCGTTGACGGTGGAGGGGGAGAGTATCGCGTCCTTGCTGTCAATGTATTGGTCGATAGCATCACCAACCGTGCGCTCAGACGCACGAGCGGCAGACTTCGCGCCGGACTTCAACGCGGCAGCTTCATTCTCCGCCTGCCTTTTGGTAGGCGCTGTGACGGACACGCGCTTTCCGTCTACCATGACACTGACATTCCAGTTGCCAGATGGTAGCAGTTTTGCTTTTGGTATTTTCATCAGATCCCCCTCCAATCAATGTACAAGCACCACGCGGCCAGCAGAACGATAATGACAAACATTAGAGCAATCACAACGTTGCGGATACGCACGCCGCGCCGCATGATCTCGATGGTATCGGCCTTTGCGTCAACGTGTCGTTCCAACTCGTCGTTACGCGCCTGTAAGGTTTCCTCGGCTGGCGTCAAGTGTTCGGAAATCCCGAACGATTCATCAAGCGATATTCCAAGCGCTTTGCAGATCGGCGCGACGGTGTAAATCGACGGAGATTTAGAAAACTTGGAAAAGAAGTTCTGCACGGTGGACAGTGGTACGCCGGAAGCGTCGGAAATGTCCTGATAGGTCAATTTCAATTCTTCTTTACGGATTCTGCACACTTCTTGAATGTTCATTTACGCCACCTTAATTTTTTCGATTTTTGCGCCGCAAAGTCGCAAGATGAGGGCTTGTCGAACCGTGTCGAGCGCTGTCTTATTGCAATGTTTCGGTGTTGAATTGCCAAGGTAAAGCGGAGTATGGTCAAAACAAGCAGCGGCGACCGCTTCCCGCTGGCTGCAAAAAGGCCCCGCCGTTTGTTGCAGAGGGCGGCGGGGCCAATCTAAGCTATACCGCCTTGCAACTTTTCAATTCTCCCGCTCTTCCCATTCTGCGACCTCATCTAATGATTTAGGGATGGTATACCCCGCATCCTCAATCTTTTGTGCCAGCTTTTGATAATTTGCTGTGTTACCATTTCGCATGCGAGAAAAGCCAGAAAGAGATTTTGGGAAGTCATCTGGGAATTTAGGCTTGAACCAATAATAAATAATATGATTTAAATTTGGCTCATTGATCGGATTGTAAGACTTTTCAACACGTTCTAACCAAAGCCTATAATTTTCCTTTTCTTCTTCGGTTCGATCATCGCGAAACGGTCGTTTACTATATAAAGATGGACTTATGCACTTGAAAGATGGCTCAGAAACACCGTCAATATAAGCAAATATCCCAAGCCCGCACTGAAAATGAAAATCATCTGGGAACTTTGGAAATTTCCAACTTTTGCCAGATAAGCTATATATCCGTCTCCGGTACTTCGCGCAAATTTCACAGCACGCGCTTGAATCGCCAACCTCTATTAAATCAGTTCCAAGTTTTCTACACGATTCAAGCGTTCTTGCAAATGCGTCTTTTGCATAGTCTTCCGGCGATTCCGTGTGTGCATCTATCCAGTCTTTCCACTCTTTCGCCTTTTTGAATCGACCCAGCTCGATATAATAATTGACGACCCTATAAAAATCTTTCCGTTCCCAGCCAAGCGTAGAATACGTCATTAGCTGGCAGGATTTTTCAAGGCAGGCCATTGATAACTGGTAATCTCCGCCATTCCACAAAAGCCCCGCGTGCATTCTCAGCACATATTCAAGATACCCTGCAAGGCCTAACTCTTTGAAACGCGGTACATCGCGGAATTTTGTATAGTCAGGAATGGCGATAGAATAAATTGATTGCTTATCGGTCAAGTCGTATTTTATTCCATCAGACACTATATCAGTTGCCGCGTTGATCTTATCGCGCACGTCGTAATACGATTGATTTGGTTCTGGAAACAACTCCACAACGCGGCCGTGCTCAAAATATACGGTAATTGGCATATCAAATTCACCTAATTTTATATTTTAAATTATATTGAATCAATTAAAAATTAGTTCTATACTAATCCGCGATAGAACACTTGTTTTATCATATGAGAGCGAACGGAGGGCAGAGAGGATGACGACGGTAGAGGAATTGATTATTACAATTTCGAAATTTACTCCCCAGCAACTTGACCTTTTTCGATCTGCTGCGCAACAGATAGTAGAGCAGCTGCAAGGTCAGGATTTGATTCGCAAATCCGGATGAGCTTTTGAATATCTTCGGGCAATTCAGAAATGAGCGCTTCACCATCGGTGGGGCGTTCTTTTTTTGCGGCTTTATCGGCTACAGAATAAGAAATTGAAATCCCCAAATATTCTTCAATAGTTTTGATATTAGCAGCAGAGGGGAAATAGATGTTATTTCTCCACTGTGAAAATGTTGCGCTTGATATTTTTGTTGCAGCATAAAATTCCGCCTTTTTTATATGTCGAGCAACGAGCTCGCGTTCGACGATATCAACAAGCGTAGGACCGTCCAAAATATTAAGCCTCCCTTTGTACAAACCGCCGAAGTCGCACAAAATGCAAAGTTCAACTTGACATATTAAGCTGAGCTTAGTATAATGTGAGCATAGGGTAATAAAAAAGTAAGCCCCCTTGATACTTAGCGGACTGTCGAAATTATTAGTTTGTTGGCACTTCTTATAATATCACGGTTCGCTAAGTTGTCAAGTAAAACTTAGTATTTGGAGGTGAAAAGATGAGTTTTCGAAGCGCTCGTCATAAAGCTGGATTCAGCGTCCAGCAGGTAGCGGACGCGCTGAAAATCTCCGACGTGGCCGTGTATTACTGGGAAACTGGCCAGCAGGCCCCGAGGGCAAGCAGATTGCCGGAAATCGCATCGCTGTACGGTTGCACGGTGGACGAGCTGTTAAAGCCGGACAAGGAGGATACATGAACGATCTGGTTTATCTTTCCCCGAACACCGAAGAGCCATTCACGACATCCGAAGTCATTGCAGAGTGCGCGGGTGTAAAGCGAGATACGGTGCAGAAGTTAGTTCAGCGCCATGAAAAAGACCTCCGCGAGTTTGGTAAGGTCGGATTTGAAATCCGACCTTTGAGCGGAAGCAAAACAGGGCAGACAGTTAAGGTTTACCACCTGAGCGAGCAGCAGGCGACGCTTTTGCTTACGTTTCTTCGAAATACGCCGGTCGTCATTGAGTTCAAGAAAGAACTCGTTCGCCAGTTCTTCGCTATGCGCAAAGAGCTGATGAATATTAAGGCAATCAAGGCCGAGCGCAAGTCACTGCGTACCAGCATGACGGACGCTATCAAGGCGCTGCCGGACAGTCCACATAAGCAGTTCAAGTATAACCAGTACACCGATCTCGCATACATGGCGGCGCTCGGCAAAACGGCGCGGCAGCTTCGTAAGGAGCGCGGCGCGGAAAAGTCTGCAACGGCGAGCGATTACATGAGTTCGGACGAGCTTGCGGCGGTGTCAAAGATGGAAAACCGCATTTCGGTTCTGCTGGAAGTTGGCATGGATTACCAGCAGGTCAAGAATTGCTTGATGCAGACAAAAGCAATCGGGGCATAAGAAAAGCCCTGTTCAGCGTAGCAGGCCGAACAGGGCACCGGACAAATCTTACCACAAGATATTGTGTCCGTGCTTATTGTAGCACGAGAGAAAGGAAAAGGCAAGATGCTAAAGCCACAACAGTTAACTCGACGGCGAAACGACCTTGAACGAGCCGTGCGCGGCGCGATGGGACGGGCGTTAATTCGTACCGGCAAGGAGCTGGGCGAGGAAATCGGCCTATCGGAAACGCAAATCTGCAATCGCATGGCGGGGCGTTCCCGCTGGACTTTAGATGAAATTTGGGAGCTTGACCGAGTTTTGCAATTTACGGACGCGGAAAAGCTCATGCTAATCGGAGGCGCGAAATGACTGACACACTGATTTTCGGCAGCATCGCCGCTACGGTGATCGTGTTCAACGGCTGCAACTTCACCACGAGCCTTGCCGTCATCGGCGCGTGCGCGGTGTGCAAGGTGCTGTATGACCTGCTGCCGTACATCGACAGGGGGTGCAGACGGTGAGACGGCACGACAAGCGCACGAGAGAGCAGCGCAAGGCGGATGAATCGGCGCTGTTTGCTGCCGGATGCTTTGGGTTGACGTTGATTCTCATCGGCATTGCGTTACTGCTTACCGGCTGCTCGCTGGTTTTGCTGAGTGCTGATGCGAAAGACGTTGATGATCCGGAAGAGCCTGTTACCGAAGAGTATGACCCTGCGTGGGACATTCCCGCGACCGAAAGCTCGGTGTGCAACGACGTGTTTCTCGGCGAGTTTACGCTTACGGCCTATTGCCCCGGACGCTGCTGCTGCGGCAAGTGGGCAAGCGGCTACACCGCGACCGGCACGCTGGCGACGGAGGGGCGCACGATCGCGGTTGATCCGAAGGTGATCCCTTACGGCACGCGCGTGCTGCTGATCTGGCCGGATGGTACGCAACACAGCTATATCGCCGAGGACTGCGGGGGCGGCGTGAACGGCAACCACATCGACGTGTTTTTTGACGACCATCAGGCGGCGCGCGTCTTTGGCGTGCAGAGCGCGATGGCGTATTTGGAGGGGAATCAATGATCTATCGCTGCACTTGCTGCCACCTCATTTTTGACGAGCCGGACGTTATGCGTCGGCGCGAAAATCTTGACGGTGAGCGCGGCGTGGAGACGCAAACGATACTATGTTGCCCCTTCTGCGGGGCGGAATACATCGAGGTAACGAAAGATGAAGATGCAGACGATATCGACACTCAGGATGAGCCATAAGGAGTGGCTTGAAGAGCGCAAGAAGAGTCTCGGCGGCAGCGACATGGGCGCGGTGCTGGGGCTGAACAAATACCGCTCGCCATACACGGTATGGGCGGAAAAGACCGGCAGGATCGGTGAAGAGCCGGAAAACGAGGCGATGCGGCAGGGGCGTGACCTTGAGCAGTACGTCGCGAGCCGCTTTGAAGAAGTGAGCCGCATGCCGGTGCGCCGGATGAACTACCTGATGCGCCGCAATGACTGCCCACACCTGCATGCAAACATTGACCGAAAGGTGGTCGGACTTAACGCGGGTCTTGAGTGCAAGACTGCGAGCGCGCTGAGCCTCAAGCGCTACGAGGGCGGGGATTTCCCCGAGAGCTACTATGCACAGTGCGTGACGTATCTTGCCGTGACCGGCTGGGCGCGGTGGTATCTCGCGGTGCTGGTGCTGGGCAAGGGCTTTTACTGCTACCAGATTACGACAACTCCCACCGATGACACACCGGAATGGTGCGAGAGCAGCGTATATGTCAGCCCGGAAGAGATCGAGGCTCTGAAACGCTGCGCCGAGGACTTCTGGCACGACTACGTGGAGGCTGACAGCCCGCCGCCGATGGACGGTATGGAGAGCACGACGGAGACGATCACGAGCATCTACGAGGGCGGCGGCGACGAGGTTGAGCTGTTCGGGCGCGAGAGCCTGATCGAGCAATATCAGTACCTGATGAGCCAAAAGAAAATCATCGAGGAGGACGCGGACACCATCAAGCAGCAGCTCATGAACGACCTCGGCGACAACGAGCGCGGCTACTGTGGGCGATTCACGGTCGATTGGAAGGGGCAGAGCCGCCAGACGTTCGACGCGAGGGCGTTTGCCAAGGATCACCCAGACATGGACTTGAGCAGTTACTACAAAACGACAAATTTCCGCAAATTTGCGGTGAAGGAGGAAAAGGAAAGATGAAGGAAGGATTGATTCAGAACGCGCAGGGCGCACAGGCTGTCAAGGCAGGAAAGCCGACGATGCAGCAGTACATCAAGCAGATGGAGGGTGAGATCGCCAAGGCGCTACCGAGCGTCATCACGCCGGAACGCTTCACGCGCATCACGCTTTCTGCTCTGAGCGCAAACAAGCAGCTCGCGCAGACGACGCCGCAGAGCTTCCTCGGCGCGATGATGACGGCAGCACAGCTCGGCATGGAGCCGAACACGCCGCTTGGGCAGGCGTACCTGATCCCGTACCGCAACCACGGCCAGCTGGAATGCCAATTCCAACTGGGATATAAGGGGCTTATTGACCTTGCGTACCGCAGCGGTGAGGTCAGCATCATTCAAGCGCAGGTCGTTTACGAAAACGACGAGTTTGAATATTCCTTCGGCCTTGAGCCGAAGCTCAACCACAAGCCCGCCTGCGGCGAGCGCGGCGAGCCGAAGTTCATCTACGCGATGTTCCGCACAAAGGACGGCGGCTTCGGCTACGACGTGATGAGCGTTGAGGACGTTCGCAACCACGCGAAGCGCTTTTCCAAGGCCTACAGCAACGGACCGTGGCAAACGAATTTCGAGGAGATGGCGAAGAAGACTGTGCTCAAGCGCGTGCTCAAGTATGCGCCGCTCAAGAGTGACTTTGTTCGCGCGGTGGCGCAGGACGAGACCATCAAAACGAAAATCAGCGAGGACATGTATTCCGTAAGCGATGACACGGTCATCGAGGCGGAGAACTACACCGTGGATGAGACGACCGGCGAGGTCATCGAAAGCGATGGTGACGCACAGTGAGCATGAATCGCGTGTGCCTGATGGGACGCATCGGGCGTGACTTGGAGCTGAAAAAGACGAACAGCGGCGTATCCGTTGTGTCGTTCCCTCTTGCCGTTGATCGCAACGGCAAAGAGGGCGGCACAGACTGGATCGACGTTGTCGCATGGCGCGGCACGGCGGAGGTGCTCTGCAACTACGCCGATAAGGGTCGCATGATCGGCGTCGAGGGGCGCTTGCAGATGCGCGATTGGACGGACAAGAACGGCAACAAGCGCAGGAGCTACGAGGTGCAGGCTGACAGCGTGTATTTCGCAGACAATAGGCGCTCGGAGGATAACAACACCGCCGCACCGAAATACGCCACAGAGAGCGCCGCAGGCGGCTTTGCAGAGGTCGGCGAGGGCGACGGCGAGCTGCCGTTTTAAGGCGGTGCTTAGATGGCCGAGAGCAAAGAGTACGTCAAACTCTGGCTAAGTTACGAAGATTATTTTCGTGAATACGATGATGAATCAATCGGAACGATCGTTCGGGCAATGCTTGCATACCGCAAAACCAGAGATCAGCCGCAGTTTGACGGTCCTGAAAGGTTTATTTGGCCCGCAATTCAGCGGGATATTGACGAATCCATAAAAGCGCGGGAAGCCGCTGCTGGCGCTTACCGAGAGAACGGCAAAAAGGGAGGCAGACCTTCGAAAGCTGTAAGTTTTTCGGGAACCAAAGAAAACCAAAAAAACCAAAGCGGTTTTTCAGAAACCAAAAAAAGCCAAGGACAAGGACAAGGACAAGGACAAGGACAAGGACAAGGACAAGGACAAGGACAAGGACAAGGACATATACCCCCTAAATCCCCCTATACGGGGGACGCATTCGAGCGTTTTTGGTCAGTTTACCCGCGAAAAATCGGGAAACAGTCTGCTAAGAGAGCTTTCGAGCGGGTCAAAGTCCCACTCGAAACACTTGTGACCGCAGTGGAGCGGCAGAAGTGCAGCGACCAATGGACGCAGAACAACGGGCAGTTTATTCCACACCCCGCTACATGGCTGAATCAAGGCCGGTGGGACGATGAGCTACCCGAGAGCGGCAGAGGGTATCACTACGACTACGGCAACACGGAGGGGAGCCTATGAACGTTGACGCATTGATCGACAGCATCGCGAAAAAGGCCGAGCCTGTGCGTGATCTGGTCGACTACGAGAAAGACGGGCTGCTGTACTGCGGCCATTGCAACACGCCGAAGCAGTGCCGCATCCCCATCGGCGGGAACGTCCGTCTTGTCGGGTGCCAGTGTGCTTGTGCGGCGCGAGAGTACGAGGCCGAGAAAAAAGCTCGCGCTGACCGCGAAAAACGACTGCGCATCGAAACGCTGCGTGCTGACGGAATCCGCGACAAGAGCCTGACGGCGTGCCGGTTCGACAAGGCGACGATGAGTGACGAGATCGTCAAATGCAAGCGCTATGCCGACGCATGGGACGATATGCGGCGCGAGAACAATGGGCTTCTGCTGTGGGGCAACACCGGCAACGGCAAGACCTTCGCGGCGGCGTGCATCGCCAACGAGCTGATTGATCGCGGAATTCCGGCGATGATTACGAGCTTTCCGCGCATCCTCAACGCTGGATACGACAAGCAGGAGATCATCGCGCAGGTGCGATATTACCCGTTGTTGGTAATTGACGATCTCGGCGCAGAGCGCAGCAGTGAGTATGCGATGGAAACGGTTTACACGGTCATTGACGAGCGATACAAGGCCAAAAAGCCGCTGATCGTTACGACTAACCTGACGCTGGACGAGCTGTGCAAGCCGAAAAACATGGACTATCAGCGCATCTATGATCGCGTGATCGAGATGTGCACGCCGCTTGTGTTCAAGGGCGACAACCTGCGACGCGAAAAGGCGAATAAGCGCCTGCGGTATGTCAAGTCGGTGTTGGAGGGCAGCAATGGGCATTGATATTTCTCAGCTGGGCAAGGACGCTCAAGCCCAAGTCATGGCAAAGATGGCCGTGCAGGAAGTCAAGAAGCGCAGTAAGTACGGAAACCGCAAGGTCGTGTGCGATGGCATCAAGTTTGATTCCGAGCGTGAGGCGGCGCGGTTCGGCGAGCTGAAAGTGCTGCGATCGATGGGCAAGATTCGCGATTTGCGGCTGCAAGCGAATTTTACCCTCGTGGAGGGCTACACGACCATCGAGGGCGATAGGGTCAATCCGATGGTCTACCGTGCGGATTTTGTTTACGAGCGGGCGACCGACCCGGACTGCAACGGCACTGTGCACTGGCTGCGCGAGGTCGAGGACGCAAAGGGCGCGAAAACGAAAGACTATCTGCTGAAAAAGAAACTGATGCAGGACAAGTACGGCATCACGATCCGCGAGGTGTGAGATGAACTTTGAGCACTGCCACTTCTGCCTGCCGCCGGTGCGCTATCCCGGCTGTCAAAGCCATTGCCCGCATTACGCAGAGGATATCGCAAAGATTCAGGCAGCGAAGGCGGAAGAAAAGCGGCAGTCGCAGGAGAATGACGACTATTACGGCGCGCGGAGCTTCAAGACCCGCCGCATGACCGATAATCGGCCGAGAAGATGAAATGGGAGTGAAGAAATGATCACAGAACTGGAATTAGGACATCGCATCCGCAATTTGCGAAAGAAGAAAGGGTTGTCACAGTTGTCCTTTGCGGCGGATATTGACGCGCCGCAAAGCACCATCGCTTTATGGGAAACGGGAAGGCGTTACCCGAGGTTAGAATCGCTTAGGAGATTGGAGAAGGCGTTCGACGTACCTGTAAGCGCGTTACTGCTCGAGAGCGGAACACCGAAGGGCGTCCCGACTGAGCAAGAAATCGGCAAGCGTATTTTGGCATGGCGTAAGCTGCGCGGGATGACCTTGCAGCAGCTTGCAGACAAGGCGGGCGTCGGGCTGATCACGATACATAACCTCGAAACCGGACTGTGGTATGCGAAAATGCCGACGTACCTGTACATCGCCGAAGCGCTGGGCGTGTCGCTTGACGCGCTAATCTACGGAGAGGTGCACGCATGAGCAAAATCGTGAGGCCGAAAACGCCGTTTGAGTTCTGCGCTTATCCAGTGCTCAAGGAAGCACTGGAAAAGATGAACTATAACAAAACAGAACTGGCGCAGTTTACGGTGTCGGCGTGGGTGCGCGGCGACCGCGATACAACGGTGCGGCTGCTGCTGGCGCTGGAAGATTTGACTGGGATGACGTTCCGGGAACTGTTCGGGGAATGCGAGGGAAGAGGATGAAGCACCTCGGCGATATTACGAAAATCAATGGCGCGGAGATCGAGGCCGTGGACGTTATCACGGGCGGCTCCCCGTGCCAGGATTTGAGCATTGCAGGGAAACGCGCCGGA